TGACGGGTTCTTGATGAGGAAGACTTCACCAATGACGACGGGAAGCAGTTCATCCCAGATGTGCGGCTCGCCGCAGACCTTGACGCCTGGATAAGCGCCTAGATGATACATCTTGCCGTTAATCGCGTCAGTTCCACAGAATTTGACGCCGAAATTGTGTGCCTGCTTTTGGAGGTCTGCCCGCTCTCCCCGCCGCAACGTCCCGTAAACGAATATATAATCACCCTTTTGCACAACAGAACCCCTTCCCGCTCTTATAACGCTGGCGGGTCTGGCAAATTTGCCAAACCTAGCTATTCCCGTTCGTTACCAGGCACAACACCGCCCACTAGGCTCACCGCAGCAGCAACATCTATCATGATTTGACACGAGCCCCTGCTTATACGCCTTATATTGTTCGTGCTGCCGGATGCGAGCGCCGACTGGCGCGCCGATAGTTTTCAACCCGGAAAGACGGTCGATGGTGTCGATTGCCGAGTGCGCCGGATACCGGTTGAAGGTGTTCGCGGAGCTTCCAGGCAGGAGGTTGCCTGTCGTGCAGAGCGCCGACGCTGCGACGGGCGCGCCGCCGTAGTATCGGAGGAGTTTGTTAATTCGGTCGATTGTGAACATGCCACCTCCTTTTCTGGCACAAGCGCGCCAAACTCATTTCGTTTCATCCCGAGAAGATTTTCAGCCAGGTTCCATTTGGCCTCGTTCTCCTGCTGTTCTTTTAACGCCTTGGCCGCGACCCGTTCGGCTTCTTCCCGTTGCAATTTGATTTTCACATAAGCCGCAACGATTTGTTTCCCTAGTTCGGGGTCTAGCGGAACGCTGTTGACGTTAAAGTAACGGTGGGCGATGACTGCATCGAGGCCATCAATGCGAGTAGCCGCATAGCGATGCTCATAGAATATTACGACGGACTTGACGTTAACAAGTCGCTGACGATTGACGAGCATCCTATCGACGTGATGATGTTGGACTGTAGGATACTTCGAATAGAATTCCGAAAACGACGGCCAATTCTGGCTTTGGCCCTTTGTGACTAACGCCCAATCGTCAAAGTCCTTCGCAATCATCTGGATGATGCGAGCGGTGATAATCTCTTCCGGCTTGACGAGCTTCGAATTCTTCTCAGCCCAACGCTCAACCGTCATTGGCTTGACGTCCAAACAAAACGCGAAGCGGATGAAATCCTGGATTTTACGAAGCATACAAAACGGCTCCTCGTCTTGGCAAATTTGCCAGGATTAGGTTGTCGGGGAAATTAGTAGGAGGCATCAGCCAACTCGATAAGCGAAAGAAGTTCGCTCTTAGAGCCGCTGATGCAAATGAGGCCAGGAGCCTCGGCGATAAATCCGTCGGGGTTTACGTATTCGGAAAAAATTAAATCAGGAGAGACGATATATCTCGTGCCGGTTCTGCGACTTATGTATTCTGTCCTGTCACCATCTAAAGGTTTGGCAACAAACAACGCAGCCGACATAATCACCCCTCCCCTATTTAAAAGGATGCAGGACGGGTTGGCCGCCCATGTGTGGAAAGCCCTGCACCCATTTAAACAGCGGGGTTTAACCCAACCCACCCCGCAAAGGTCTGTCAGTTATTATTCAACGATTGCGCCGACGCTTACGCCTGCGTCGTGCTGCCCGACGACGCGCCGACATGCTGTTGGTTCTCGGTGTCGAGATTGAGGCCGTTGACCTCGCCGTTCACCGTGAACGACTGTGGGTTGTTGATGCCCTGGCTCGTCAGTTCATTTTCGCTGTTGGCGAAGCGGACGTTATCGTCCTTGGCACCATACCAAATCGTCTTCTGCATCACAGGCTCCTTTCCTGTTTCCCACTATTGGGACTTGTCTGGCAAATTTGCCAATTTCAGTTGGCTCGGGTTCAAGTGCATCGCGCCACAGAGTTTCAAGAATAGTTCGCGATTGCACCTGGTTCTCGTTTGAATAACGCTCCGAGCTTCAGGCGTAGTAAACCCCCAACGTAAAAGGATATTGAAATCGCCGCCGCAAAGAAACTCGACACACTCGAAGAACAACGGCCAGTCGATTTCCCTAATCCATTGGGGGTCGTGCCTAATCCTTCTCATAACGGGACGATAGATTTCTCGTTCGCCGCCAGGACGGTCTGTCCCATTAAGACGATACGAGTTATGCTATCGAGACTGTAACATCGGACGATGACTTCATCGCCTTCAGGCAAGCCCTGGTTCGTTCGACGAGGCCGAATTCCCAAGTCTTCCGGACGCTGTTCCATACCGAGCAGGAAATATTTCGATTGACCCTCAACGAGTTCGACGACTTGAAGATACGTCTTCCCTCGATGCTCAATCAACGGTGAATTAGGGACGCGTTGGCCCCAGGGCATTTCACCGATGACGAAATTGTTCGGGTCTTTACCGGCTTCGATTAGCCGCCGCTTCACCATGTCGGCATAATGCGGCGACTTGAAAAGGATGACGCGCTTTCCCGTCTCGATTTTCCTGATACCAGGCGACGGTGATGTCTCGCTGTCAATGGTTGCAAACGTGCAACCGTGGAACTTATTCAGCAAGTTCTCAAGTGTCACTCTATCCATGACAGTCTCGATTACTTGTAGTGGCGGGGTGTGCCGGAGGTTGAGGCCCCCGACTGCGGATGGATTTCGACGTGCCGTGTGTAGGCTATGGGCGGAGCTTCACGCTCACTAAAGTCGGCACGTTGTTCGGCGTGGACAGGACAAAGCCCTTCACCCCCGAAATAAACGACCGGATGACGCTCACAATCTACGCAATGCGACATGAAATCCCCTCCAGGACTTGGCAAATTTGCCAGACTTCACCTTATCGCCGACCGCCTTTGCACGAACCGGCAGCGATGCACTTAGCCATGCGGCACCCGTCACACGGTTTGAATAGCCGTGGAGCAGCATCCATCTTGACGATGTGACGACTGGCCCCGTTCATATCACGATGCATCGCCCTTAGTGCGTTCGCCTTTTGACGAGCGAAATCGGCTTCGGTTCGACGCTCCGGTTTAGGGTCGATGAACTTCGGCTTCGGTTCGGCTTTCCTAGCTCGTGTGAATTGGTCTAGTTCGGGGTTTTCTGTTTCCAGGTTCCTGCCGAATAGACGTTCACCCTCACGACGGGAAACCCAGGGGTCGCCCCGCTTAGCGAACATGCTGGAATTTGAGGAATAGCGCGCCCTAACCACGGCAAGCCTCGCAACGGCATTCCATAGGGTGAACGCGCCCATAGATATGTTCGCGTCGGCCAGGATGCTGGCGGCTGTGTTCGTGCCAGGGCTTTTCCAACCGTTCGCGATTGACGACGGTTGACGACTGAAAGAACTGTCTGACGATACTTAAAGACATAACCCCTCCAAAGGCTTTGTTACACGACTTAGATAGACAGCCGGAAAGGTGTGGGTCGCTTTGGAGGGGAGACTGCCCTTCCGACTGCCTGTCTAAATCGTGTCATACTAGGTAACGGATTGACGGTTGACGGTTTGGCAAATTTGCCAAAAAAGAGAACGAAACGTGAACCTCCAGGCCCTGGATATATAGACGCACGGAAGCCGCCGACTGACACAAGGCCAACCGGCGGCTTGTGAACTAATGAGGTTCACACTCGAAAAGACTAGCGGGGGTCAGCTAGCCCAATCGGTGTGAACCTCTAGCAGCCGCTTATTAGGCGGCTTTCTTGTCTAGTGCGGCAATCTCTTGACCGACTAGAGCAATCATTTTGCGCAAGCCGACATACGCATCGGCAAGCGCCTTGTTGGCGCGAATTGTCTTGGCCGCGCCCTCTTCCTGAAGCGCTTCGGCAATCGCCGCAATCCGCTTCGGGTCAAAGGCTGGGTTGACCTTGACAGCATGGTCGCGCTTGATTTCGGCAAACCGCTCGTAAGCGGCCCAGAAACCGATATCCCCGCTTTCCATGTTCGTCAGAACGTCTTGCACCTCGTCTTCGGGCAAGCCCTGAAAGAAGCGCCCACCGTCGCCGCCGTTAACGTGCTCATGAGCCTGAACCGCTCGCACAATGCGCTTGCGGATAGCCTCACCCTGCCCGTTTGGCGTTTTCGACGGCTCGCCGTTCTGTTTCGCCTTGAAACCGAATTGGTCGCCGAGAACCGCCGAGAGTTCATCAGCCGAAACCGTTCCGTTAACACGGGCACGGTAAAGAAGAACGCTCGCCTTATCGGCGGCTTCCTTCGCTTCGGCAGACTTGCTGTCACCCTCGCGATAAAGGTCAGCGGCTTCGGCAAGACGCTGACGCGCCTCCGAAAGCTGTTGAACCTTGTTCGCGATTGCGTCAGAAATCTCGACGTCACGTTGCTCGAAATAATCCGTGCGACTGCCCTTTGCGGGGCGCATCGCAACAACTTTGGCCGCCGCTTCCTCGTGGATAGCGGAAACCGCCGCTTCCGGTTCCGGCTGGGTGCGCGTCTGATTGGCCCTGGAATTAACAGTTCCACGCGCCGCCGTGCCGTCGTCGATATGAGCCGGACGCTCCATTGTCACAGTTTCCTGTGGCTGAAGAGTGCCCGTCTGCGGCTTGTTCTTGGTTGTGTTGCCCTTCGGCATTTTCATATCCTTCCGTGCGGCATTGGCAAATTTGCCAGACGCGAAGGATAGACCGTCCTAAGACAAAGCTTCTCCGTTCGCATCCGCTCGTAATACCAAGCGGCACGTTTGCTAGAGGTTCACTTTGTCAAAGAACCCAACGGCGAACCGTTGAGCCGAAACTGGCAGACCGCCAACCCCGCGAAGGGCTTGGCAAATTTGCCAGACCGAAGAGGCAACCAGGGGTCGCAACTCGGCACTCACTCAATACGCGCGACTGTAAGGGATTGGAACCCCCTAAAGCGACGAACCGTGCGTAAATAGCGACGTTCCGAATAGTTCTGTCTTAGTTCTCCTTTTGTTCCACTATGGACGCTATCTCCTATTATGCACACTTTCCTGGTTAATACAAGCCCCCCTGGAATTAACCTATTTGGTTAGTTTTTAACCTATTTGGTTCGTGTTCACGTTTTGTTCTTTACCAGGTTGGTTAGTCTGGCAAATTTGCCAATCGCGACTAGGAAGCATCAAGCCAAGTATAGGCAAAGAAAAACCCCGCCGGATTGCTCCAAGCGGGGTTAGTATTAGTGAATTGTGCCTTTATGCCTCACAAGTAAAGACGATGCGGTCATAGCGCTTTACCGTATAGACGCACGGTTTACTTACAGGCTCATAGTTTGGGAACGTCGTTATAGTCCGCTCACAAACGTCTTTAGCCCAAGCGACGGCTTCGTCGTGTTGCAAGAACGCTCCGATTAGTTCGTCGCGCTGAAAGACACGATAAGGCAATGTATTTGCGCTAGTCATTAGTTATTCTCCCTAAATAACTAGACGGCTCGCATAAGAGGCGTTGGCCTGGTTTGCCCTAGATTTACTTACTCGGTGATACTTTTAATTACGTCGTCTAAAGCCGATTGAAGTCTTTCGAAGAGTAATGCGTCTTGGATGTAAGGACGAATTTCGTCCATCTTACTGCGGTTCTCAAGTAACCGCTTGGCTTCACCATTGAGCATTTCTGCGGCGATACTTGCGAAGCTTTTGATTTCCTCAAGTGAGGACTTGCGAAAAGCATCGGCACAACCTTTTCCCATAGAGGTTTGCATTGTCTGTCCCTTTCGAAAACAGCCAATCGCCTCTTGTGAGAGCCGTCTAGTTTTACTTGTCAAAGAGCCTTGTCCCCGCCGAAGCGGGAATTGCGTTATGGATTAAGTCGCGAGCTTCGTCAAATTCTCCTCCGTATAAGGTCAGGATTTAGGCTTCTTATCTGGCAAATTTGCCAATCCGTCCTGCTAGAGCCTGCTAGAGAGTTCTGGAGCGTTTCGCCGCTTATCTAGAGGGAATACCTCACCGCTCGCCGCACTCGCTCAGAACGCATTACAACGCGATACATGAGCATATCAGACCAAGACACATGCAACGTATCCCCTGCCGGACTGCGCGGCCTGGCACGGCACCCGCTGGCCCTGGATGGACGGGGGGAGGGGTGAACTCGGCGAGTAGATTATGCGTGGTAAACCCACCCGAGCTACGATAGAAAAAATTTGAAAAATTAGGGGCAATTCTGCGGGGTTCTCGGCTAGAGGGCATTTCTGCCGGGTTCTCGCGCGTAAATCTATTACTAAATTACAAACAGAACTATTATTTTGTAATTCTTCTTATAATTCTGTCTATAGTTATAATTAAAATTATAGATAGGGTAACAACAATTTTCGATTTTGTCAAGCTTTTTCTGCGTCGCCCCCTAACCCCAGACCCCTTTCCCCCGAATTTGGTCGTAAATCTTGGCAAATTTGCCAATTTCATTTGCCAAAATCAAAAAACAAAGACATGAATACAGATTTGTCTTGACTTTTCATCTGAAAATTGGTATAATGTGTATATGAAGAGAACCCACGGTCAAACAAAAGCCGCTCGTGCTGCAACTCAGGCAAAGTATAACGCAAAACCAGAACAGGTCAAGCGTCGGACCCAGAGGAATGCAGCCAGGGCTAAACTGATAGCCGCAGGCAAGGTCTCTAAAGGCGACGGGAAGGACGTAGCCCACAAGGATAACAACACGAAGAATAACTCGATGCGTAATCTCCTTGTCCAGCCACCTTCAAAGAACCGAAGCTTCAAAAGGAATTCTAAAGGCGGGCATTCCCACTAATCGTTGGGGTCGAGGCTCGGCCTCTTCGGCCTCCCCCAACCACATTAAGGACACTATGGCAAAGGTAAAGCATGACCCAGAAAGGCCGGAAAGCCCGGCTGTCCGGAAAGCTCTTGAAGCAATGGACATGGAAGCCTTGGGCCTGGCTCTCACTCACCGTCAACGTCGTTTCTGTGAGGAATACACAGTTGACTTCAACGGAGCAGCGGCGGCTATTCGGGCAGGATATTCTACCAATTACCCTGACCGTCAGGCACACCAACTCCTGAAGAACAAAGGCGTATCTGCCTACATCGATTATCTCACTGCCTCTAGGGCCGCGAAGATACTCTCGATTGATGCCGACTATATCGTCCAGGGCATCGTAAACATCATCAACGAGGAGGCTAATAAAGCCGGAGACAAGCTCCGTGGTTATGAGCTTCTCGCTCGTCTGAAGGGCCTGTTCATCGACAAACAGGAAATCACCGGCAAGGACGGTGGTGCAATCGAAGTCGAGAACCGTCGCATCGAGGAGGAGGCTACTGACTTCACTCGGATGCTTAAAGCGATGGCCAAGAAGAAAGACAAATAAGAATGTCTGAAGAAATGCTCTCGCCTGCCCAAATCTTGGCAAATTTGCCAAAGGAAGAGCAGGAAGAGTTCCTCAATGGTTTGACGCCTGCCGCAAGGGCTGCCCTGAAATATAATTGGGAGTTCTGGGCTAGGCCGAACCAGTTGGAGCCTGAGGGCAACTGGACCACCTGGCTAATTCTTGCCGGTCGTGGATTTGGTAAGACTAGGACGGGAGCCGAATGGGTCCGTCAGAACGTCTGTGGTGCGACCCCTCTCTCTCCTGGTCGCTGTAAGCATATCGCCCTCGTGGCTGAGACTGCGCCCGACGCCCGTGACGTCATGGTTCTAGGCCCAGCGGGGCTGCTGGCCTGCCACCCAAGAGACTTCCGTCCAACCTACTACCCGTCGAAGCGTCTAGTCGAATGGCCGAATGGTGCGCAGGCTATCCTGTTTAACGCCGTCGAGCCCGACCAGCTTCGCGGACCTCAGTTCGACCTCGCATGGTGCGACGAACTTGCTAAGTGGCGTTATGCCCAGGAGACGTGGGACCAGCTTCAGTTTGGTCTCCGGCTCGGGGAGCATCCGCGTCAGATTGTAACTACTACGCCACGTCCAATTCCCGTAGTTCGCAGGCTCGTCAATGACGACACATGCTACGTGACGCGAGGGAGGACATATGACAACGCTGCCAACCTAGCGGCCCCGTTTCTCAAACAGGTCGAAGAGCGCTATGGCAATACCAGGTTGGGTCGTCAGGAACTCGAAGGAGAAATCCTTGATGACATGCCAGGAGCGCTCTGGAACCGAGACATGCTTGATGGAAACCGCAGACCGGAGGCTCCTGACCTCGACAGAATTATCGTGGCTGTTGACCCTGCTGCCACGTCTGGGGAAGACGCTGACGAAACAGGAATTGTCGCAGTTGGTGTCGCTCGTGATGCGGACGGAGTGCAAAGAGGATACGTTCTCGCTGACCGTAGTCTCCGAGGCACCCCCGACGAGTGGGCGTCAGCCGCCGTTAGACTATACCACGAACTAGATGCCGACCGCATCGTAGCGGAAAAGAACCAGGGTGGTGAAATGGTGGAAGCCGTTCTTCGCTCGAAGGACCGGAACGTCCCTGTGACCTTAGTAACTGCTACTCGCGGTAAACGGGTTAGAGCAGAGCCGATTGCGGCCCTCTATGAGCAGGGAAGAGTTCACCATGTCGGAAGATTTAACGACCTTGAGGACCAGATGTGCCTGTTCACTGCTGATGGTGAAAGGCAACCTGGGGACAGTCCAGACAGGGTTGATGCTCTTGTCTGGGGTCTTACTTCGCTATTTCAACGTATAACTGGCCGTAGGAAGCCTCGTCAGGCTGAGGAGGGCTATAAGCTCATCGACGTAACTGGCAAACAGAAGAACAACGTATATCGCAGTGAAAGCGATACCTCTTGGATGGCAGGATAATAGTGGCAAAGAAGAACGATACTGACGGTAAGGAGCTTGATACTCTTACCTTCAATACAGAAGAACTTGTCAAGCCTGCCAAGAATTATGTTCCGGAGGGCTACGACGACAAGGAAGACTATTTCAAGGACCTTCGGGAAACCTATGAACTAGACCTCCAAGCCGACGAAGACAACCGTAAGGCGGCTCTTGAGGACAAGAAGTTCGCCGCTGGCGAGCAGTGGGACCCCGTGGTTCTGCAACAGCGTCAAGGGCTTCCCTGTCTAGTTATTAATACCGTCCCGCAGTTCACCGCTCAGCTTGTCGGTGACTGGCGTGAGAACAAGAACGCCGTCAAGGTTATTCCGGCGGAGAGTGGCGATAAGACTATCGCCGATATCCGTTCAGACCTAATCCGTTCTATCGAAACCAAGTGCCGTGCCGACAGGGTGTTTGATAACGCCTTCGAGAGCATGGTTCAGTGTGGTGACGCGTCTTTCCGTGTCGGTGTCCAATACACCAACGAGGACGTCTTCGACCAGGAAATCGTCCTTCAGTCCATCGACGACTGCCTTTCGGTAGTCTGGGACAGGATGAGCATCGACCCGACGGGCCGTGATGCCAATCACTGTTTCGTCGATGACGTCATGCCGACGAAGGAGTTCAAGAAGAACTGGCCTGATGCCGACCCTTCCAAACTCTCTGAGACAGAGAAGAAAGACCTCACCTATTCTGGTTGGCTTGACCAGGGCATCGTTCGTGTAACGGAGCACTGGCGGCTGATTGAACGTAAGCGGCTTCTCGGGATGTTCGAGGACGGCTCTATTCACGTCATCGAAGGCGAGAAGTATGAAGAGCTAGTCGAGAAGCACGGCAACCTAGTCCGTAGCCGTCTGGCTCCTTGCCGTTACGCCCAGATGCACCTTGTCACCGGTTATGAAATTCTAGCCGGTCCTTACGAGTGGAAGCTCAATCGTCTCCCGATTATCCGCATGGCGGGTCGGACGGTTTCGGTTGGTGACCGGCGTGTCCGCTATGGCCTCGTCCGCTTCATGAAGGATGCAGTTCGTCTGCGTAACTTCTGGCGGTCTATTGCAGCCGAGCAGTTGGGCTATGCCCCGAAGGCTCAGTGGATTGCACCAGAGAGTGCAGTCGAAGGCAAGGAAGACACCTTCCGTAAGGCTCACCTGTCGCGTGACCCGTTGCTCGTCTATAATGACGACGCAGAAGCTCCGCCTCAGCGGGTCGAACCGCCTCAGATGCAGATGGCTCTGCTGAATGAGGCTCAGGTTAACGCCCAAGATATGAAGGATGTCACCGGCATCCATGATGCGTCGCTCGGGATTAAATCCAACGAGACGTCTGGCCGAGCGATTATGGCTCGCCAGAGGGAAGGTGATGTAGCCTCCCTGACATACTATGATAACGGCAACGCCGCTATCCTAGAAGCCGGTGACGTCATGAACCAGCTTATCGGGCAGATTTACGACGGAACTCGTATCGTCCGTATCATCGGCGAAGACGAGAGCACAAAGCTTGTAAAGATTAACGACCCGATGGACCCGTCTTCTCCTGACCTCTCGGTCGGGATGTATGACGTCGCTATTACTACTGGTGCTTCTTATACCACTCGCCGTGTCGAGGCTGCTCAGGCTATGATGGAGGCCATTCAGGTCTATCCGGAGCTTATGCAACTCGCTGGCGACCTGGTTATCAAGGCTCAGGATTGGCCTGGTGCCGAGGAGCTTTCTGAGAGAATTCGGAAGACTATTCCGCCTCAGCTTCTATCCGATAAGGAGAAGCAGGAAATGGGCGACCAGGGTCCGAATGTCCAGCAGATTATGCAGCAGCAGGCTCTTGTCCAAGAGCAGATGCAGCAGGCTATGCAGGAACTTCAGAAGCTTCAGCAAGAGAACCAGACCTTGAAAATCAAGGCTGACATCGAAGCCAAGAAACTTGAAATCGAAGAGTTCAGGGCAGAGACCGAACGTCTCACTGCCTATGCCGCGATTGCCAAGTCCGAGGCCGATGTAAATCTCAAGCAGCTTGAGCATGAAGCCCATGTAACTATGGAACAAGAAGCCGCTGAGCATGAGCGGGAAATGGCAATTGGAAATCTGGCCCTTCAGGCCCATGACCAGTTGACTTCCCAAGAACAAACTCAGCAGCAAATTGATAATGCACAGGCTGAGAAAGACCGTCAGGCTCAAGACCGTGACACTCTGACACAGCTTAAAATACGGGCACTGTCCGGCAAACTAAATTCGGGTGAGAAGTCTAAACCCTAACTTCTCTACTACCCCGCCACTAGGGAACGTCTGAAAGGACGCATTTTGACTGACGACAACAGTAATCTTGTCGATATGGACAACCTCGACACGTTTTCAAATACCTTCTTTGGTAGGGATGAGCCGGTGGCCACCGACGAACCTACTTCGGAAGACGAAGACAAGGAGGAAGTCACCGAGACCGAGGACGATACCCTCGCAACCGAAGAAGATACAGATGCCTCAGAGGAAACTACTGAGGATGATGAACCGACTGAAGAGGAGGAGGAAGAGCCTCAGCCTCAGAAGAAGGGGAAGAAGTCTTTCCAGGACCGTATCGACGAGTTAACGCGTGGCAAGCGCGAAGCGGAACGCCGTGAGGCCGACCTTCTTCGTCGTCTTGAGGCGCTTGAGGCTCGTAAAACCGAGGTAAAACCTGAACTCGATGAACCCAAGCCACTGCGAGAACAACTTCCAGCAGAGGCTCCCAATCCTGATGCCCGTGACGAAAACGGCGAGCCTATCTATAAGCTCGGCGAGTTCGACCAGAACTATATCCGTGACCTGACCAAGTTCATGCTTGAGCAGGAGACGAAGGCATTTCAGGAACGGCAGTCTAAGGAAGCCGAGCAGCGAATGGTTGAAGCCGCACAGGAGGAGCTTAAAAGCTCGTGGCTTCAGAAGGTGGAAGAGACCGAGGAAGAACTCCCTGACCTCCGTGAAAAGCTCGCGGATATGGGTTCAACCTTCAACGGCATCGACCCCAACTACGGCGAATTCCTGGCCGCAACCATTATGACGTGCGAACACGGTCCACGTATCATGTATTACCTCTCTCAGAATATCGGCGAGGCCCAGAAAATCGTTGCCTCTGGACCTGCTGCTGCAACTCTTGCCATTGGTCGGTTGGATGCAAAGTTCAACAAGCCGGTGCAGGAAGAGAAGCGCAACACCAAAAAGGTGTCAAACGCCCCGACACCGCCTGAAGCCACCAATCGTGGTAAGAGCGGTCGTTTCGCGGCTCCGGCTGACACCGATAATTTGGACGCCTTCGAAAGGGAGTTTTACAGAAAGAAGTAAAATCACCCGCGAAGGTTGGCTACACAGAGAAAGGATTACAATAGCCAATGGCTACTAATACTGTTGACCAGTCAAGGCTGGTTCTAAACGCCTTCGCGGCGACGTTCCAGAATAACCTTCTGGCGGCGGACCTGGTTGAATGGAACCAGATGTCCGGCGAAATGAATGAGCGCAACGGCCTCAAGGTTTCCGAACAGGTTGGTCCCCGTTACCTCGTGACGCGGACTTCGGGTGGTGTCAAGGACCTCTCTGCGGGTGTCCAGGACAGCACGTTCGGCTCCGAGACCTTCACCGTGAACGACGTCTTCGGCTCTTCGATGGGCTGGTCGGACTTCGCGGCGATTAAGGACATCGGTGATGCCCGTAAGTCGGTAGCGCTGAAGAATGCTGCGACGCAGCTTGCTGAACAGATTGACGCTTACATTCTGGGCTTTGCTCAGCTTGCTGCGAACAACGAAGTCGGCACCGCTGGTAACAACGTCGCTACGTATGCGGACGTTCTGACGGGTTACACCCGCCTGAAGAAGGAAGGTGTCGATGACGCCGACCTCCGCATGGTGCTGTCGTATGACGACAAGCAGGCCCTCGGCACTTCGGTTGTGGCTTACACCGCCACCGATAGCCTCTCGACCCAGACGTTCCGTAAGGGCTTCGAGGGTGAGATTGCCGGTCTGCCGACGATGTTCACCCAGCAGCTTTCTGCCCTCACGCCTGGCACTCGCACCAACGGTGCTGTGAACGGCGCGTCGCAGAACAAGAACTACAAGGATGTTGCAATCTCGACGACGCCTGGTCAGTATATGACCCAGACGCTCGCCGCTGACGGCTTCGGTGCCAACGCCACGATTAAGGATGGTGAGGTCTTCACCATTGCGAATGTCTATGCGTGGGACAACCGTAAGCAACAGGTGTTGCCGCATCTTCAGCAGTTCCGCGTCGTGGGTGATACGACCGCTGACGGCACGGGTGCAGTTGCGGCTCTCCGCATCTTCCCTGCTATCATCATCGGCGACACCGACAACAACTCGGCTCACCGCACGGTGAACGCTGCTCCGGCTGATAACGCTGTTATCACGTTCCGTGGCACGGCCTCGACGGCTTACACGCCGCGTATGATTATCCAGAAGCAGGCGATTGTGGTCAACACTGCTGACCTCATTACGCCGATGACGGATACTAGCAAGCGTGTCCAGCTTACGAAGGTTCCGCTTAGCGTCCGTATGTGGCAGCACAGCGACTTCGACACCGGTGCCCATAGCATCCGGTTCGACTGCGCGCTGACGGCTAATACCCGTGAACGCCGCCGTATCGTCCGCTTTAACGGTGCGTAATTGAATATGGGGGAGGGTCTGCCTTTAGGCTCTCCCCTTATTCTTGGCAAATTTGCCAATTAAGGGATAAGAATGACCCTAGCTTCTAGCATTATTACTGATGCCTACCGCGAGAGCAATCTCATCCCGATGGGCAATAGCCCTAATGCCAATCAGCAGACTGAGGCACTTGGTAGGCTTAATAGCATCATCCTGTCAACTGTCGGCTATGAAGCCGGTGACGACCTAGATGATTTGAATATCGGCGGGGCCTATGACCAGGCGTCGTTGACTAACGAGTTCATCCCTGATAACGCCCGTCTGCTTCTAAATCTTTCTAGTGCCGCGACATTCAATCTTGACCCGTATCCTTTCGAGGGACAGCGGGTTAGTTTCGTTGATGTCGCTGGCAATCTCGCGACCTACAATCTCACCCTGAACGGCAACGGTCGTCAAATCGAGGGGGCTTCGAGCCTTACTCTCGACACCAATGGTGACAGCCGACAGTGGATGTATCGGGCCGACCTCGGTCAGTGGGTCAAGATTACTACGCTTCTTTACGACGACAGTCTTCCGTTTCCGCCTGAGTTCGATGACTACTTCATCACGATGCTCGCAGTTCGGCTCTCGCCTCGCTACGGCCAGACAGTGACTGGTGAGACTGCTACGGCTCTGAAGCGTGTCCGCAATCTCCTCCGTGCCCGTTATCACGCATGGAAGCAAGTCCGTTCTGACCTCAACCCTCGTGGGTTCTTGGAAGACCGCTATGCCCACGGTGATACGAGCACTACTGATTTTAACGCAGGAAGGACTTATCCGTGGAGGTAAGCGTCTCACTAGGCACAGGCCAGTGGGTTCGTAACCGTGGTGAAGAGCCTGCGGTTCCTGTCATCAATCGGTTCTACGAACAGAACCCGACGAATACGAAAGAACAGGTTGCTCTAATCGAGCGTCCGGCTCTTGTCGAAATCATCAATGCCGGTTCAGGACCAGGCCGTAAACTCTTCCGTCAGGTGGGGTTCTCCAATGGAGACCTCTTCCATGTCTCGGGAGAAGAACTCTACAAGCACCACATGGAACTAAATCGTTCCATCACTACGACCCAGATTGCTGGGACGGTGCAGGGGACTGGTGCTCCTGATATCGCGGCTACTCGCGACCGCCTCTGGATTACTGA